CATCATTTACATTAACACCCTCAATTAGCTCTTCTATATCTTTGAAAATACTTTCTTTAATATGGAAAAAATCATCTCCAACAGACCTTAAATTATGTTTATATGTATCTAGTCTAGCACATGCATTATTTTCTGATTCAAGAGCAGCAGCGGCATCGGCAGCGGCATCGGCATCGGCAGCGGCATCGGCAGCGGTATCGGCAGCGGTATCGGCAGCTCTCTTAGCATCCTCACAAATTGTTTCAACATCTCCGTAGTTATCTTTATTTAAAAGCGAACCATAACTAATAGAAACAGCATCTAATTTTTCTTTATATTCGTCAGGGGTATAAATAGGCATATATATATAGTAAATATTATTGACATCTTCTATAAAATAATGTATTTATTGCTGTTTTACTGTGTCTGGTAATTTCACAAATTTGACCCGGTCTAATACCAATTACTTGTGAAACTGGACTAAATCTAGATATATCTGGTATTTGTAGGTCGTCGGTAATGTTATATTTTTGTTTAAATTCGGCGGTTTCTTTTTCATCTAATACTCTATGTTTGGGAACTAGGGTATGATTCAATATATTAAATTGAAGTCGCTTAATATTGATAACATTAACAAATACTTGCTCATGCAACCATAGATTATTCAATACATTTACCAATGAATCATTTGGTTCGTCTTTAACTATAATTATAATATCGTCCTTTGCTTCCAAAATATTATCTAAATGAATAAGATCTTCTATATAATCATTGATAATTCCCAGTTTTAGAGTTTTATTCAAATGATATTTAATATATACTTTTTTATCCTTCCTTTCTAACAACATATCCATTTGTTTATTTTGATACATACTATTTACTTCATTAATCCCAGAACCAGTATAACTACTGACATCATATCCTTGTTTATCTAGTAAATCTAGTAGTATATTTCGCGATTTAAATATTTTTTGAATTTCCGAACTTTGCTGAGTCATTTATTTATTATAGCTTAGTATTTTTATATTTATTCAATTTTATATTAATTAAATTTTATATTTATTAAATTTTATATTATTCAAAACAATATAAAATTGTTATACTAAATCACTTGTAATTTTTTTTGTAACTTCTTCTGGTTTTTTCTCTCCGTCATCACTGTTCACATTTTCTTCAACATCTAAAATGTTTTTATTTGTTACTACACTGTTAAGGTTACTTTTATTTATGTCACTTATACTATTAGTTATCATAGTTTTGTTATATTCAGGCAATAAACTTTCTATTAAATCGTTGTCTCCTGTCTTAGGACTATCACCTACGACATATGGAGGACTATCACCTACGACATATGGAGGACTATCACCTACGACATATGGAGGACTATCACCTACGACATATGTAGGACTATCATCATTCAATATATCATCTCCGGTATATCGTTCTGATAAATTAATATTTGATGCGGGAACATACATAGGAGAACCAGGTTCAGAGTATGGTGTTTTAGATAATTCTTCTATTTCGTCTGTTAAGTCTACGTTCTCATCAGTTTCACGTATTATTCTTCCTCTGAGTGATTTCGCTGCGTCAATTGACCTATTCCAATTATTAGGTTCTTGTAATAATAACAACTGTTGCGACAAAATATATGTTGGTATAGGTGTACCATCGTCATATATAGTTTCACCTATTTTCCATCCCTTAGGTAATTCAAATGGATTTTTATCGTTATGATTTTCATTATTCCAAAAATCAGACGGTACTCCTTTATTATCTAATATCAAGGATACCCAATTTTCTGTATCTTCTACGTATCTCCATCCTATTTGTTCTGGTTTAGTAGTAGTAGTAGTTGTATTTTGTATTAAAGGTACGTCCAAAGAAGCATCTTCGGTCTTTGTAGGTTCATTCGTAGTGTAATCGCTCATTATTTCAGATGGTGGTAATTCTCGTTTATTTGCCTGACGCGTAGATTTATTTAATTCTGACCGTGTTTGTGATACAATGCTGGATATAGTTGTATTTTCACCTAGTAGTTTCACAATATTATTCGATTTAGTCATAGATTCCAATTGTCCAATATTATCTTCGGTTATAATTCGCATCTGTATATTCATACATTGTAATTCCTGAATTAACAATTTTAATGCATATGGTACCCTTACAATGCTAAATGACCGCCCAAACTTCGATACATTGTCTATTTTCAAATTTTCCTCCGTTCGTGAATTAGGACCATCGTTGATTTTGTCTACGGTCTTCGTAAATTTAAGTGGACCATCAACATATGGACTCAAAAATATATTTTTACTTTCGTTGTACACAGCAATCATACCGGAATGATTACAAACAGCCATATAGTAATCATCACCTCTCACCAACATAGATTCCTGTAAAAATTTAGTTGCACCATGTCCTAAAACACCATCGCGTTCCATCTCTCCTATGCGCAACCCACCATCGTTTGCACGTCCCTGAACCGTTTGTCGTGTTAGCATTGTTCTAGGACCACGAGCACGATAATTAATTTTATCTTTTACCATATGCTTTAATCTCATATAGTATGTTGGTCCAACGTATATTTCGGTCTGTAATTGTTCTCCTGTTTCACCATTATACAATATTTCACACCCACTAGAATTATATCCATATGTTTTTAATATTTCACCATATTCATTGTGTTTTGGGCCTTTATTTTTAAAGGCGGTACAGTCACCAAATCCACCCATTATAGAGCACGCCTTACCCAATAAGCTTTCTACTAATTGTCCTATAGTCATACGCGACGGAATTGCATGTGGATTAATTATGATATCAGGTCGGATACCTTCTTCGGTAAATGGCATACTTTCTTCCGGTATTAATAAACCAATTGTTCCTTTCTGTCCACAACGAGAACAAAATTTATCACCGATCCCAGGAATTCGTTCATTACGAACCCTTACCTTTGCTAAACGAAATCCCTGTTCACCTTCTGTCATAAAAGCTTTATCGACGTAACCCTTTTGACCTTTTTTAGGAAATACTGATACATCCACTGATTTTTCAGGGTCTTCCAAATTAGACATTGTTTTCCCAATAAGCACAACATTCTCGTCTAGGTAGGTATTTTCTTTAATAATACCATAGTCGTCCAAATAACTATAATCAAATCCTGGTTTTTGTCCAGTAACATTTTCATTTTCAATATTTGCAAATTTGGAATCAACTTGACTGTTTCCTACATTGGAGGTTTCTTCGTATGATTCATACATATTAAAGTACGTAGTTCGGAATAATCCTCGCTTTACCGACCCTTCATTAAATAATATGGAATCTTCAACATTATACCCATTATAGCACATAATTGCTACTATTACATTTTCACCATATGGATGTTGTTCGTTGCTTATTTTATCCAAATACATACTTTTTACTAGTGGAATTTGACCATTATTTAAAACAACACCCATTTTGTCAATTCTAGATTGATAATTAGAATGATATAATGAAACCGCCTGTTTCATCTGTCCACAGGCAAATAAATCACGTGGAAGAGGATTATTTTCAGGAAAAATAACTTGATTACCCATTACACCCAATATACATGACGGATGTATTTCAATATGAGTATAATTTTTATTTATATCATATTCATGTCGGCTTGATATTAATAAACCTTCTGTTTCAGACGTATCAATATATTCAATTATAGCATTATTATTAACTAAATCTTCCAAATTAGTAGTATTATATAAGTCCGACACTTTCATATACACTTTTTGTGATTCTAATATGAAATTCTCCTTTTTAGGAGAAAATCCACTAATTAAATCATTCCATGTGAAATCATTTTTTTTAAATTTTTCAATTATAAAATCTTTATCATAACTCGCCTTTTTATCTGTTATATGAAAAATAGGTCTACATAACCGTCCTGCGTCCGAATTAATATTAATTGTATTATTTTTAATATCCCAAGCGATACTTGTATATATTGGAATAATTGCCATACGTCGGTGAGTTTTGAATAAATCAACCGTTTCTTTTGGTTTTGATATTACACCTACCCAATTTCCATTAATAAATACTTTACACAAGAATGAAATTCGTAATGGTGTAATGTCAGATAATACATTTATATTACTATTTGTCTGCAGCCATTTAAATAATGGAACCCCGGAAATTCCATTTGTAATGAATGACATAATAGCCAGATGCTTATGAAGTCCAACATTTCCACCATCTGGTGTATCTACTGGGTCAATTATACCCCATTGTGACGAATGTAGTAAACGCGGTCCAATAACTTTTGCACTCGCATCCAACGGTAGATTAATCTTACGTAGGTGCGATAAAGCGGAATTAAAACTAAGACGATTTAAATCTTGAACAACACCTGCCTTTTTGGTACGCTCCTGGGAACCCCAGTTACCCTTAAACGCTTTTTTAAAACCAGTTTCGAGAACACGCTCTGAAAATATTTCTTTATAATTTAACATGATTAATCCAATAAAATTATTGCTACTATTATAACTGCCCTGGTGATAAAAATATTCTTTATCTATCTTTTGAGTAATATTCTTTTGTTGTAAATTATAATATTCTTTGAATAAATCATACATTAATGACCCAGATAATTCAACGCGTTTATATTTAAAACTGTCACGATCAGTTGGTCTGGTTTCCTTCTTATAAACCTTCAACATTTCTTTTACCATATGACCTAAAAAGTATGCTTTATCGATGAAATTCATTTCACCAATATGGGGCAAAAAATAATTAGATAATATTTCCATAACATGAGGTACAGTTTTGCCTTTTGTTAATGTAGCAATATATTTCAATGCAACCACCTGGTTAAATACCTTACCAGCATCATGAACCGATGGAATAAATAAATCAACATAAGAGCTATTTTTATTTATATCTAATAAACAGTGTTCAATAATAGATTTATCCGATTCTACGCCCAGTGCTCTCATTAATATAAATAACGGAACTGGTTTACGAACATTTGGAACTTCTACTACAATTTGATTATTAGTATAACTTGCTGATGGCGCCAACATTCTTACTGCTGATGTTCTAGTTGGTTTCGATGCATCTTCGGATACCGACCTTATTTCCGCCGAGTGGCTGTATATTTCATTTACTTTATCTCTCACATAAAGCATATTATCGGCGAATTTTTCCTGGGATACAATACATTTTTCCTTACCATCAATAATAAAATACCCTCCTTTATCGTTGCGACATTCACCCAATTCAAAACGAACAGATGGGTTTAAATTACTTAATATACATAAATCTGACATCATCATAATTGGAAATCTTCCTAAAAAAATTTTAGATAACGTCTCCGTATGTGTGGGTATTTCTTTACCTTCGACTTTCATATCCTGGTCTGTTTTTTCATCTTGGTCATTATTAATAAAAAATTCGACTTCAACGTCATAATGCAATGTTATACCATATGTCATATTTCTTAGACGAGCTTCATTTGGATACATAAAATGAGCTCTATCCTCGTCATATATCATAGGTTTCCCAAAATATATTCCATCTCCATTTTTACCACCTAAATATAAATTACACTTTAAATCAAAATCTTTTGTTTTGTCGTTATATTCTTTTATAATTCGTATTGGATTTTTCTCCTTAAAAATTCGCATTATTCCATTGTTAAAAAAATCATTATAAGAATCAATATGATGTCTAACTAAAGCGTTTGGATTATCTTGAAAATATTTATCTATAACCTTTTGAATATTTGGTTCATTCATATAATATACATTTAGTATTTTTTTAGACTATAATATTACATATAATATCATTGATAATATCGCGAATTTATCAATGATATTATCAATATTTAAATAATCAATATTTAAATAATCAATATTTATTCTATTATGATTATTTATTCTATTATGAGTATTTATTCTATTATGATTATTTATCCTTTATGATTATTTATCCTTTATGATTATTTATCCTTTATGATTATTTATCCTTTATTATTGTTTATCCTATTATGATTGTGTTTTGTTTTTAATATTCTAAATACCACCATTTAATATTAATAGTCCAATTAATATGGCCATTAAAATAAAAGGGATAAGCACTAAGAACCAGGAAAAGTTCTTATAGCCTGCCTTACATATAGAGTTTAATACAAATGTCCAGAATAAAACATACATAGCCTCCGCTATAAATATCATAGCAGTATTAGGTACTGGGCATTCGAACTCTCCTACACAGTAAGTATTTGTATTACCTGCGTTCTGAAAAATCATAATTGTCATCGCAAATACCGAAATCACTAAATAAAGATGTGCTGGTGTGCACAAATTTCTGAAATCTTTAATAACTTTTTTCATTATACTAATATACAATATATAATTTTAAAATAAAAAAATTTATTTAAAAACTTATAAATTATGACCTTGTAGTGGGTCACTATTCATATTGCCTGGAACTTCAACACCGTCATATGTTAAACTCAAGCTAGAAGGAGTACCCATCATATTATACCAACCATTCATTATAGGAGCAGGCGTTAACGTATTTTTAGCATTACCACCATTCATGTTATTTGTTTTATATTTCTTTTTATTTGTTTTATTACTTCTTTTACGATAGTTGGTTTTTTTACGATAGTTGGTTTTTTTACGATAATTGGTTTTACGATAGTTGGTCGTCTTTTTATTGTTTGTCTTACGATAATTTTTGGTTTTGGGGTGATTTATTTTTCGCTTAATGTGTTTTTTGTTTTTACGAGTGTGATGTTTGCTCATATATATAATAATAACAAATTATTCAATTTCTACGTGTGTTAACATATGTCTTCTGCAACACATTTTATTTAGATTTAATTTATCTAATACGTTGCCTTCGTGTGTTTTATCTCTATCATTTGGTTCCAGATAAGTAACAGTATTTACATCATCACTAGCATCCTTCAATCGCCTTACCTCTTGTTCATAATACCTATATTTATTAGCCAGTACTTTACCACATGTATAACATTTAACAGGAATGATCATATTTATATATATTAGTATAGTAATTATTATAAATCAATTTTTATAATAATTAATTGGGGCATTTTTTTCCGTATTTTTTTCCATCTTTACCATAACATTCACTTTTGTGTGTGTAATATTCGTAGTCATTACTGAATGCAGGTCCTTGTTGTGAACCACCCACACATTTAGTTTCTGTATTTTGTCCGCTTAATAAATTACAACAACCATTCAATTTACATGTGCTATCTCTAAGTGAAGAACACCATTCATTCATTTCTTTTAACGATTTGTCCGGACTACATTGATCCACTGCAAAGTCCTCTAAAATAGTTACATTTAACGGATTTGCCTTTGTTCTATCATCTTTATTTAACGACGATGAAAAGGCCATTATACCTATTAAAAAAATTACAATTAATAAAATATATAAAAAATTTTTCTTAATAAAATTAAATTTACTAATTATTTTTTCATTAATAACATTCATCTATATATTGGTATGATAATATATTCAGTTGAAATATTAAAGGCGTTTATTTTTACACATACCTTTGCACGTAACAAGAGAAAGCCCAACTATAACAGCGATAATAATACTGCTGCTAACTGGAACTTGTGCATGGTGAACAAACATATGCATTAATTGTGATTTAAACGGAAGATTTTGAGCTCCGCTTGGTGGTTTTACTTCGTCTTCCGTAGCCAGTGGTTTAAGAAGCATTGGGAGAATAAGATTTATTACAACAGCAATAAATATTGCACAAATAATGACTTTACTTAACATTATATTATATAATGATATAAAATTTAGTGTTCATCCTTGAAAAGATTTTTTAAATCGTCGTTTGGATACTTGTATGTAATATCAGGTTGGTCTTCTGCACCGTCCTTAATTACATTATACTCACCAGAATACGTGTTAAGATAATAAATGTTAAAATTATCGTCTAGGTTAAATTTGTTTGTTCGTGTGGAGAAGTTGACGCTAATACTTCCCTCGTCACCACTAATAATACGATGAAAGATACCAGCCGGCCATACAACCATAGCCGACCCATCGTAATATAGTTTATCATTTTTATAGATTTTGTCAGGAGTTACGATGAATGAAGCTTTTTCTTTTTTATTAGGGCAGTAAATATCAATATAACGAGTTCCCTGTAGAACAAGAAGATTATCGTCTTGGCCTGGATGCATATACCAAGGACGCTTACATGGTGGAAGTGAGTCTTCCACTGGTCCGGGTGAAATGCTATTGGCTGCATGGATTACTTTGTCGATTCCATCGATTTTTGGAATATCCGATGGAACCATTTCGTCAAAGATAACACCGGCAGTTCGTCGCAGCATTCTTAGTGGAATAAGACGATACATAGTTATAATGTATTCATATGTATATTTTTAAATCATTTTTTATTATTTATTTTAATAATACAAGCATAATAGAAGCATAATAGGAGCAAAAAAATTGAATTCAGAATACACAAATTATTATATTCACAATAATGGTGCAGCATTCAGAAAATAAAGACAAACGATTCGGAGTAATTATCGGCCATGCGTTGGGTGATGCGTTGGGAGCTCCCGTTGAATTTTATCCATATGCGCATTATACCGGTGTTTTAAACACCCCAATTACTAGAAATACCAGAAATTATGGTAGACAAAATAGTGAAATAGGTCAAATAACAGACGACACTGAAATGGCACTGACTTTATTGGATACTATTAATAAAGGATATACCAAAGAAAAAGCAGTGGTTAATTATATGTTGTGGGCGAATAATAATTTCGAAAATTGTAAAGGAAATTCACCTTTTATGGGTAAAAATACACGAAATCTTTTATTGGCACCAAATCCGACAATGAAACTATATATGAATCGTTTTGATAAATATTATCCTGATGAAATAACAAAAGAAAATGCCCAATCAAATGGAGCAATGATGCGGGCATATCCTCTTGCATTTATAGATGACGAAGAAATAATTCGAACCGACGTATTTATTACCAATCCATCAGAGCTAACTTATAATGCAGTATTTGTTTATATTAGAGCTATTAAAATGGCTCTAAATGACCATTCAAAAGAAGAAATCCAAGAAGAAATGATAACTTTAATACAACACGAAGAATTGTTGATTGCTTTTGGGCAGGCTTGTTCCAATGAATTTCGAGATGTAACCAAAAGTCGCGGTCATATTGTTCACGCGTTTTACTGTACATTCTGGGGACTATTTCAGTTTGATGATTATAAGTCAGCAATAGACGCAATTATATCGCTTTCACCAGAAGAGGGTGTTAAAGCCAAAATTTGCAAACCAGGCCAGTGGAAAAAAAGTGAGATTCGTATTGGCGATACAGATACCAATGCAGCAATTGCTGGTGCATTACTAGGCGCATATTATGGTCTTAAACTATTAAAAACAAATAACACAACTAACTATAACATAAATGTCCTTCTAGACTGTGATACTACAAAGAGTGAAATTTACAGACCTAAACATTATTCAGTTCAACACTACTGTTAAAATTAATGTTCTAAAAAATAAAAAATAAAAAATAAAAAATAAAAAATAAAAAATAAAAAATAAAAAATAAAAAATAAAAAATATAGATTAATATTTTTATAATTTATACTTTTTTTATACTTTTTTTATACTTTTTTTTTACTTTTTTTTACTTTTTTTTAGTAGTGGCTTATGATATTATTATGCATTTGTGTGAGTGGGTGATAATAGGCATGGCGGGAGGTGTATACGCCCTCGTCGTCGGTGCCATGAAGCCTATAACCTTGTGTAGACATATCCGCGCTTCCTCTAATGTATCCTTGAGCTCCCAACCAACTATCGTCATTAATATAGGGGCTCGTATTTTGAGTCGCTGCTACTCTAATGCCGAGCTCGTGTGAGAGCCGACGATAGTTTCTTTCGAACTCCATATAGCCCTCCGTCGAGGGCGTCGCCTCGGGACCACTGGCCTCGACGAACTCCATATAGTCGTTGTACAAAAACGAAATGGTTTCGCTTATGCTTCTTAGAATACTACGAGGACCGGTATTTTCCTGATACGCGATGACATTCTCCCTTGGTTCTATTGGTCTGTGTTTAACAATACCACTTGTTCTACAAGTTGGACACTCGTTGTGTTCTAATTTGTCAGAGCATTCGTAACAAACGTAGTTCTTGCACTGACCACACACGTTCTTGTTCAACACCTCATAGCTGTAACACACACAACACTCTGTGTTGTTCAGCTTACTGTGTTCGTCCTGTATCTGCGTGCTCCATTCATGCCACTGTTCGAAGTTAAGGCTTGCCATTGCTTGTATGCTGTTGCTTGTTGCTTGCTTTTTGGTTGTATGCTCCCACAATCATTTCACACTTCGTTTCAATTTTTTTTCGGTGGTTATGAACTTGAAGTTGAACTTGAAGTTGAAGTTGCTGTTGAAGTTGCTGTTGAACTTGAAGTTGAACTTGAAGTTGAAGTTGAAGTTGAAGTTGAAGTTGAAGTTGAAGTTGCTGTTGAAGTTGAAGTTGAAGTTGCTGTTGAAGTTGAAGTTGAAGTTGATGGCTCATAAATGCCGAGAAAACACCGAAAAAAAATTGAAACGAAGTGCGACATTATAGTAGGAGCATACAACCAACAAAGCAAGCAACAAGCAATCAACAACATACAAGCAATGGCATCAACTACTGTGTCGATGGAGGAGCAGTGGCGCCGCATTATCGATGCCAATCCGGAAGCAGAGCAGCTTATTCGCGACATGGAGGAACGTGTGCGTGTAGCGGAGGAGCGCGCTCGTCAAGCGGAGGAGAGTCCTGAGAAGGCCATGATGCTCAAGAAGATACAGGAATTGCGCGATGAGGAGAATGCCAACGGCAAGGAAATCTACTACGAGAACCAAGAAGCTACTGCTACCGAAGTGGTTGCGTCTATTCGTCTCGTGGATATCGTCTTCCAAATGGTCGTTGCTCCCTGCCAGTCAGGGAAGACTGGATGTATGTTAGCGACTATCGATATGTTACTGCAGTCTGATAGCAATGTGAATCCCGACAACATCTTCGTCATTACTGGCCTAAGCGATGTTGAGTGGGTTTCACAAACAAAAAAGCGATTACCATTTATTGGGAACAACGTCATTCATCGTGGACAGTTGCGAAAGTCAAGCACTATTCTCAAGAACATTAAGAATGCACTAATCATCATCGATGAGTGTCAGATTGCGTCTAAGGAGGACATGAGTCTGGACAAGCTTCTCGAAAAGACTGGACTTAAGGACCTCACATATCTTAAAGACAACAACGTTAATATCGTGGAGTTTTCGGCGACACCAAACAGCACACTTAACGACATTGAGCTATGGCAGACATGCAGTAAGATGCACATCATGAAACCTGGGCAGGGATACAAGGGTCATTCAACACTCATCGATAATCATCGCCTGTATCAGGCACAGGACTTGTTCATTACGAACGATCCTGAGGCTGGCCTACCATATGACTATGAAGATGCGCGCAATAATGACATTAAACCGGCGACTGACGCTATCAAGGATGTGAAGAACAAGATTGAAATGTCTTACACACGTCCTCGTTTCCATATTATCCGAACACCAACTGGTACAAAGGCTGAGACCGTAATTGGACGTTTCAAGACGATATTCGGCGATGAATATGCGTATAAGAAATGTTACGTTGGTGAGGAGCAACTAATGGACGAGTTGACCAAAATTCCGGAAAAGCACACGTTCCTCTTTATCAAGGAGAAAGCAAGATGTGCGGTTACTTTCGCCAAAAAGAACCTCATCGGTATTCTATACGAGCGGCTACCTAAGACACCGAAGACTGACGTCATTGTCCAGGGTCTTGCAGGTCGCGCTTGTGGATACGATGTGGACGACGGTATCATTGTGTTCTCTGACGTTGATAACGTCAAGATATACGTTAAGATGGTTAACTCGGATTTTCAGGACCGCGAGGACTTCACCTACACCGGTCAAAAGAGCAAAAAGAAGACGCATCTTCATCCGCGCGGCTACAATAACGCTCGTGGCGAAGCAAACGTAGAGCAAGAAGCTCCCACCTATACAACCGAGTCGTGTGTCAAGGTGTTCAACACCCACGAGGAAGCAAAGGCTTACTGGAAAGAAAACCTAGGAACCCACATTGGAAGCCGAGGACCTAACAAGCCAAAGAAGACAGACAATCGTGGCTTCCTCACTACCTCAATCCGCGCCGACACACACGTCTACTCGCTGAATGAAGTTAAAGCGAATAAAAATTTCGGACTAAGCGAAAAGACCAACAAATACAGGTACTACCCATGCTACGAGAACACTAATGACATTAACACAGTAAAATACGTATTAATTTATTTGTAAGTTAAATAATGAACCAAAGTGTTAGATATATAATAATAGAGGCAGGGCAATAGCCCATATTTTTTATTTGAGTCATACGATTTGTCCCAATATACGATAATAGATATCATATTTTTTAACTAAAATAGTTAAAGATGTTATATTTTACTATATATAATATGCCATTATACACTTGCGAACGATGTTTACAAGAATTCACACAAAAAGGACGCCTTAAAAATCATATGAAGCGAAAGAACCCATGTCAAGACAAAAGGTCAAAAATCGAAACAATAGCAAAAAAATTGATTAAAGAAACGGATAATAATATAATTAACAGTAATATGAATGAACCCTCATCGAATAATAAACTCACAGTAGCCGACTTCTTTTGTGGTGCAGGTGGTTTCTCAGAAGGATTTAATCTAGCTGGTGTTGACGTTGTCTTTGGGTTGGATAATTGGAAACCTGGTATTGACACTCATGAATTAAATCATCCAGGGCCTAAGTGTAAAAATGTTCTTATGAATATTCTTCTTCTAGATACACATGAAAAGATTGATGAGTGTGTTCCTGACACTGATATAATCGTGGGTTCACCACCTTGTGTATCGTTTTCAAACTCAAATAAATCAGGAAAGGCAGATAAGTCTCTTGGTATTCAACTAATTAATCAATATCTTAAAATTATTTTACACAAGAAAACAAAACCAGGAAGTAAACTGAAGTATTGGATAATGGAAAATGTTCCAAATAGTTTGGATTTTGTTAAAGACCGATACACTGCCGAAGAGTTAGGATTAGACCCGTCTTTACCGGATTTGGAAATACCACACAAGAATATTCTAGTAGCATCGCATTACGGAAGTCCACAAGGAAGGAAACGTGCAATTGCAGGGGATTATATATTGCCCGAAGTAACCCATCTGAATAATCCGATTCACGTAGATGTGATACTTGACAAATTGGGTCCACCTGTTAATAACAAGAATAAAAAAGTATGTGACCCATCGTTTCCTGAAATATCACTTGTTAAAAATAATTTAACAGACCATTTTTATGATAGCGAATTACCAGACGATTGGACGAAAAAGGCACGACGTCTTAAAGAAGACCATGGATATATGGGTAAAATGGATTTTCCAGATAGAAAGAATCGTTTATCTCGAACAATAATGGCAACTGAATCATATTGTTCACGTGAATCAATTATATTTCCGAAAGAAAATTGTGAAAATAAATATAGGGCTCCCACAATTCGCGAATTGGCTTGTTTAATGGGATTCCCTATTGACTACCAATTTACAGGTAAAACAAGTAACACGAAGCATAAGCAAATCGGTAATGCTGTTTGTGTTCACATGTCATTGGCTCTTGCAAATGCAATAAAAAAAGAGCTAAATGTCGAGATGAAAGAGTCAACACGCATTTCTCATGATAATTTAGGAGAGATTAAAACCTTCGTAAATTTAAATGATATGAAAACTCCTATATTTTCAACACACGTTTCTAAGCCAAAAAAACTGGACAGCAAATTTCATATTCATGTTCCATATATGAAAATAAATCAGCTACGCGTTGAATTAGACAATATGACATCCGAATTTATGGGTGCTGACACTAAGAAAATTGAATGGGTAGCATCACTACACAAAGGTTCTGGTAAAAACGCAAAAAAGACATTCTATTCAAATAACGAATTGTTAAAATATATCAAGAATGAGCCCGAATTTATCGAAGTAGATAAATTTACCAAAAGTCTCAAACCTAGACTACATAATGCCTATTTGTTTCAACAAAAAAATTGTGATATAATCTCTACAAAGGAGGATAAACATTTTGCTCCATATGAATTACTAGAATCGATATCAGTTTATCTCAAATCCCTTGATGTTACGAACGATAGCGTCTCGGTGCCAGAACTAGACACTGAACTTGGTTATGTAAAACCAAATCTGTATCCAATTAAGATATTATATTCCTTGTATATTTTGAACAATTCAGTTTCGTTTTTGGAGTAATTTATTAATATGAAAATACTATCAGTTTAGAATAGCAGGATCAATATATAACGAGTTCCCATTAGCAATTAGAAGAGAATCAATACTTATTTTTTTATCGCGCGCAATGCTTTCTGCAACCAACATAGTTACAAACTTTTTTTTATATCCTAATGCCCTACCTCCGTTTTTGCCTCTCCCAGCTCCTTGTGTGTGTAAATGTAGATATTTTTGTCCCGTTTGGCTAGCTTCCTTATTCCGTAATTTTTCTTTAATATCTTCAAGATCTTTATTCAATGCGTCAATGTAATTCGATTTACTAATATCGTATTTAGCTACATACAAAATTCTTAGATTTAATACGCCTTCTAATGTGGTGCAACTATTCTTTACTCTCTCAATTAGAGGTATCACCCCACATGACATTTTATCATATTTTTTAAGTTCAGTAATGTTACTGCTATTCAGAATATGGTCAAATGATGACCAATTATCAGTGTTACCGGCCGTGCCTATTTTAATTCTTTCGGTTGACCGATAAGCACCGCTCTTCTTGAGTTTCTCCCACTTATTTGTTTTAATATCGCCATTATCATCCAAATCCGGGTTGGGGTTGCTATTAGGCATATTTCCGAAAAGTGCATATTCCAGAATTTTCCCACACAACCCCTTATCGCGTGTCCGGTTAGTCCCAAATACCCGAAACACATCATCTACGTTTTTTAGATTTTTCCAGTATTTTTTTAGTCCTCGGTTACCTGCCTCATCTATAAGCTGTCTGATAGTGAACTTCCCCTCTCCAAGAATGCTATTGATTTTGCGAATATACATATCTAAATCATCACTGCAAATAGTATTGCTAATAGTATTGTTTGTATCCATCATTGCCATATTAATATTATATAACTATTACATATTATTTAATTTCAATTTTAAAATAATATGTAATATTATTTTTTTGCGTCTTTACTTGTAAGACGATATCCCCAATGTTGAAGCGTTTGTCTAATCTTGGGACTCACAGACAAATCTTTGTAGTTGGTTTTTTTATCTTTAATCATATTGATAAGTCTCTTTCGAAATCGGCTTTGAGGACCAGCTGTTTGTACCCAGCGTTTAACTTGACGCTCATCGTCGTCGCTGCGTTCACCACGGAAAAAGTCACAGTACCACTGAACCCATCCATACGGATGAGATTCACTAATCCAGTCCTTCGACTCCCAGAATTCCAGAGTTGTACCCACCATAACACCGTATGTGTTAATACTTTTGTCATATTTATTCCATTCAGTCACTAAATGTTCGTCGGGAATTCCCTTCCACCACGATTTAGGGTATTTCAAATGTTGATCCTTGTATTTTTTACCAGTCACACTTGACGAAATGGGTCGCCAATACGTTCCACCGAAACTTCCAGCTCTAAACATCTCTTCCGGACTAAGATTTGGTCGAAAATCTGGAAAATCCTTAAATACAAATTCCTTATCTTTATTTCGTGTCGGCATTAGTATAATAATTAAATACAATAATATTATTATTATTATAACTAAGGAATAATAATAATAATAATAATAATAATAATAATAATATATATATAATGGCTGCTGCTGCCGAAGAATATTCACCAGACCCTTTCGATGAGTCGCCTCCAAAAGAAATGAAATATCTTAAAAATCCCAAAAAAATGACTATATCACAATTTGAGAATATATCCAAAATTTTAATAGCAGATAAAAATTTAGAAGAGGGTAAAATCTATTATATAGAAAATGTAACTAGACGAAAAAAGGAATATAAAGAAGTATACCAAGGTATGTATTTTCCAGACAAGTATAGCAAAGATAAAAAAACACTCACGTTCAAATATGTATCCATAATAGTAGCTCCATTTGGTGAGGGAGGTATGCCAATGGGGTTTACGAAGAAAAATCACAAGTTTTACGAAGCAACATCTATTCCTAGTAAGATGGACCATTCGCGTTTCAAAGATAATATTAAAGATATGGATAGTTTTATAAACACACAAAAGGCTGCACCAGTAGAGGAAGGAGAGACAAGTATTAGTTTTATTGGTAAAGATTATCGAAAAAGCAAAAAAAATTTTAACCAGTCCGTTAAAAAGGCATCAGGAAAGCGTAAACGCAAAACAATTAAAAAGAAGAAACGTAAATCAAAAAAAAGAGCAAATAAACGCCGATAATAATACTTTTACATAAGTACGATTATATAGAAAATTGAAAACTATATATAATTAATTTAATAGTAAACTAATTATATAATGACTAATCACGTAGTGATTTTTAAAAGAACCGAATTAATTTATGTTTATGATAGCGACGACGAACGTGTAAGAGCTCGTCGTAAAAGGATAAAACAGCGAAAGAAAAGAAAAAAACCAATTCCTGTTAAAAAAATATTTTGCAATGATTGTGGTGAATATTTTAACAGCAATGACAAAGGCTTCATCAAATATACCGAAAACATTCACATTTGTCGAGAATGTGTAGAAGAAGCAGCGGAAGTAATGTCTGATGAAGAAAACACAGAAACAACTCCATATACAACAAATAATAACACAATTATAGAAAATCCACCGATATTAATAGAGACATTGGAAAAAAATACACCAATTCTTATTGAAACATTGGAAAAATATATTCTAGAACACAACAGTATCTTGGATAAAATACTTTAATTAAATTTATATTAATAACTATGTCATCAATCGATAAAAAAAATCGAAGCATTTTTAAAGACAAATCCAAAAACAATTTACTCATTAAATCAATTGCATATAAAGTTGGTGAAAAAATACGTAAAGTTTTTTTCACTTGAATAAAAATAAAAACATTCGCAAATGTAAACCTTTTGAAGTAGGAAGTTATAAACAAGACTTGTAAATATATATATATATATGACTAAAATACATACACATCCATCAACCCGAAAAAAAAGTCAACTTCAACCTAGACAAAGTTCGCGTAGAAGAAGAATACGATTATACAGAAAAAGAAATGGAATTAATGGAAAAGTCTATTGTCCCTTCACGAGAAATTATGAAAATGATTGAAGTTACCGCTATCAAATATCTTGAAAATTATGATCCTGATACCTATAAAACTAATAAAACTACTGATATTATTAATCCAAATTTAGCTATAGTAACAAATTTAAATATAGTAAAAGTAGATTCGGATAAAATTGAAGAGGGAGGTGTAAAGTATACTAAAAATAAAAAACGAAAAAAATCGAAAAAAACTAGACGAAAAAAATCTAAGCGATAACCATTTCGCGCATGGGCATCATACGTGGACCACCACGACCAGAACCTCCGCAAAATTTACATTTTTCAAACCCTGTATTTTCACATTTCACACAATCACATTGAAAACATTTATTACATTCGGTATAGCCCGTTCCATAACAATAATAACATTTATTAATATCGTTATTTTTATATTTATTAATTAACATAATACTCATCCTTTTATTTTTACTAATGAAATCATTAGAAAAAGTAGTTGCTGTAAAATTTTTTTGTACATTAATTTGATAAACCGGGTTATATAAATTACTAATTAATAATTTATCAACTCCACGAGTAAAACCAGCCACCATTACAAACGATAATACGCGCATATTATATTTAATAAATATAATATATTTAAACTAGTTGCCAATAATTACTTACGTCGGGTTCCTCTTCCTCGTCCATTACGCGGTCCTCCAATAAAACCGAATGTTTGTAATAACATGTATACTATTAAAAGAGTAATAATAATAGATAAGATACTTCCAATGATAGCTAATACGCGACTAATTTGGCAAAATAAACTAGTATCATCCGCCGGACAAGAATTGCGTGTAGTTGAACCGAAAACACCAACTAATCCGGCACCCATTCCTAAATTGCCAATACCACTTCCACCTTTTTTAGACATATATATATATATATAATAATATAATATTATTATATATATGGATATGGAATCACCACCGCCACCACCACAATTAGTAAGAAGTGGACCTCCACCAGCAACTGGTGAAATTAATTTCGAAGAATTTATGAAAAAAGTTGAAAGTAAACAAAGAAATCCAGCAAATGTAGATTATAGTAACATTAGCAATGAAATAGGGTATATTAAGTTCGACGACGATTATCAGATACCATCTTCTGGTTGGGGTGATAGTCCAATTGATTTCCCTCGTGATACTTTTGTAAATGTAGATATAAAACGAGCTATTAGAAAGGCAGTAAGTGGAATCAATTCATCGTTAACATCTAATTCAATGACAACACCTTCGAGAGATATAATTAAAGAAGAATCATTGCGTGCAATACATTTTTTTATGAATACAGCCGGCAAAAAAAACTCTAAAAAATCAAAAAATATAAAAAAAAACAAAAAAACAAAAAAAAAAAAAAAAAAACCAAAAAAAAAAAAACAAAAAAAAAAAAAAAAAAAAAA